TCATTTTTTACTCCAATCCTTATGTATTTCATCGAATCTGCCGTTGTTTATATATAGTCCTCTTACGTATTCCTTTCCTGAGGTAACGTAATATATCCGTTGAACAGAATATGGAATACCTTCGTAAAGACAAGTAGTCACGTCGAGAATGAATGCGGATTTTTCGCTTTCCACGGCAGGCGGATTTTTAACGCTTCCCGGAATCCCGCTGAAATAATATTCACCGCTTTCAATGTAGTCGTTAAGGTCGCTGCCACTGGGAATCTCCTTTCGCAAAACGGCAAAATTAGCTTTTTCCTTCATACCGAAATATTCAGCTAAAGTTTTTGCTTCAGCTTCTGCTATTTTTTTCAGATTTGCGTTTTCCATAAGGAACTCACATTCTTTCTTGTTTGTATGAAAACCATGCTCTATAATAAAGGAATATTCCACTTCGCTTTTACCCGCAACAGAGCTTCTCAACACACCGTAATAATCCGACCCTGCGGAATTTTTCTTCGTAAGCGCACCTCTGTTCCATGCGTCAGTCGTTTCCTTCATAACGTTTGTTACCGCAGAAACAAGCTTTGTACAAAGCTCCTTTGAAACTTCCCTTTTCACGCTGTAAAAGCCGCAAACGTATGCGGCAGATTCAGCGTTACTTACCGCGTTTGAATGAAGGGAAATAAAAATCTTGCTTTTGCTGTTTATCGCAAGACTCCCTCTCTCCGCAAGGGTTGGATTTTCATTTTCGTCTCTTGTGAGGACAACCTCTGTATCCTTATATCTGAGCAATTCTTCTCTCAGATAATTCGCAAGAATAAACATGGCGTTGCCCTCGTAATACCCTTTTATAACTCCTGCGTTTGTATTTTTTGTATGACCTGCGTCAATTGTTATTATCATTATCTTCCTCCTTGGACGTTTTGGCGAGCTGATTTGCGTAAACCGCCGTTGCCGCCATGAATATCCCCTGAACCGTTCCGCCCCAAAGACTCTCCCATATTCCTTTATTCATGGAAGAATATATGTAAAAGGAAGAAAGTGCCGTAGCAAAAATTCCCAGAATCAAAGGGATATATTTATTTTCTACGGACGTTTTATGCTTTATCCACCATCCCGTTACATTAAGAAACGGAACGATAAAAATCAGCTCGGGATAAATATATTCCGTCATATCCATTATATTTTACCTCCTTTGTTTTTGTTATTTATGTGCGTTTTCGTTCAGATGCCTTTCCAATTTACCCTTCATTTCGGGAACTGTGTGATTCGCACCAAGCTGTTGAAGTCCGTCAAGGCAAGCGAGCAAAGCATAGAAAATCAAGGTCTGCTCATCCTTTATTCGCTTTATCTCATCAGCTTGTTTATTCTGATTCAGATACCTGCGATATAAAGAAAATATTAACGCAAAGATTGAACCAAGTGCACCGATAACCGCGCCTGCGGTTATAATTGTGTTTGCCGTTATATACATTAAGTTATACCTCCAAATAGTTATACGTTCTGTCGCTTCCCACGCCAAGGCGGACAATATAGACTTCGCCTGTTTTTTTATTGACCGTAACAAAATCAACGGCACATTCTGTGTCGCCTTCTCTTGTATCCTCTGCGCTATCGTGGGACATATCAGCATCAGATGTTATTGTTACCGTATTGAAAGAAAGCTTATTTCCCGTATGAGCATCAAAGGAGGTTATAACGTCCTTATGAATATGACCTGAAAACCAGCCGATGACCTTCCCTTTTTTATCAAATGAAACGTAAACTGAAGCGTTATTTTCGATATCATTACCGTCGGAATAATTACCTGTATACGTCTCTCCATTAACGAAAGCGTTGACAACACCTTGAACGATAAAAGCATCTCGCAGATTGCTGTAGTCGTTATTTGTAACAGGAGAATGAGATACTAACACAACGCTCATATCTTCAGGAAGCTCAAGAAGCACGTCACAAAGCCATTTTATCTGTTCTTCACCAAATCCGTAGCCGTCTGTATTATTCACAGTACCGTCTGCATTGGTTTTATAGTTGAACCAAACGGAATTGAGAACTATGAAACGTGTTTTTGAAGTGATATCGTCGGTGTAGTAATACGTTCCGTCACCGCCAAACACTCTGTTCTGGAATACAGCCATAGGTGACATGAGGAGGCTGTATTTTTCTTCCCATGGAAGATGATATTTTTCCCCTGTATGCAAAGTATATGAACCGTCGTATTCCCCTATAGCCCTGCAAAATCTTTCTTCGGGAATGCATTTTATAAAATCAGAAAATTCTTTCTCGTTCGCTTCAATTTCCGAAGGAGCTTCAACTGTACCATTGACTCCAGAATCCCCACCGTAGAACACGAAGGGAATATTACATTCCTTGGCAACGTTTGAAATCAAATCTGCCGAATACCCAAGACTTTTATGATTATCCGAGAAAAATGCAAAAGTGACGCCGTTTCTGCCAAATGCTTTCGTTTTCTCCTTTATTTTTTCGGTGGCTTCCGCTACAGCACTATCCCAAAGTGAAGGATACGCCGGTTGGTGCTTTTCCAATCCGTCAAGCTGTTGCTCCAAAAGATAAATATTGTCTGTATTTATATGAGCCATTTGTTCAAGCTCATTTACCTTCGACGTGTATTCAGAAGAAACAAATTGAACTCCCGTGGATTGCCAACCTGACGATAACGTAGTTTTGTTTTCATTAGGCAAATCAATAAAAAGGGATTTAACGACATCATCTTCGATGTTAAGCTCATACTGGCTGAGTCGGACGCTGATTCTCACCATATCTACACTCCCGTTCGGAAATGCCTTTTCGACCAATTCTATCGTATACCATCCTTCTTCCGTTGTATAAGGAGGATCCGACATAATACCAACAAATTCTTTATCAGAACTATATCCCTCTATAGAAATTGGAGACGTAGTACCATCCATATAGATATCAGACGCATAAACCCTTACAACGTAATTCTGAATCCACGTAATAGGAATATATCCCGTAGTTACGTAGCCGCTAATAGAATTTTCTTCTCCGTATTCGACTTTTACGTTAGCACTGAGAGCGATTGCGAAATTATATGCGGTCTCCTCTCCTTGTAAATAAGCATATACATATCCATCGGGAAGAACGTACATTTTTGTTTCGTCCGTACATTCATCGGTTGTCCTTGCAAATTCAGGTGATACACACAAAGAAGCATCAATTTCCTTTTTCAGATTCGATTCGATAGAAGCAGATATTTCTTCAATTTCTTTTTCGGTAAAATAGTCCTGCCCTTTTTTGGGGGTATATCCATCGATTCCATCCTCTATAACAACGCTTTTTGCGCTTTCTCCCTTTGTAAGTACCAAAGTGGTATATCTACCGCTTTTGCTTGCGGAAATATCTGTTTCCACATCACTAATATTTGAAGAACCCAACTCCTCCCAATAAAATTCACTTTCGAACTCCTCCGAACAAACGAGCCATGAAATATTTTCTTCAACCTGTTCTATTACGTATCCCGAACACAAATCGGTATAAAAGCCTGATGTATACCCCTTCACGTGAGATATTCCGTCCATGGAAAAATTATCGGATGCCCATATGCATGAGTAGCCGTCTCCGTTGGAAAAAGCAAGAACGTATCCGTCCAATGAAGTGGAATATCTTATCTGTAAATAAGCCTTTACAGTTTCATCGTTTTGAGAAACGAGGGTCATTATATTCATATAATGCTTTCTCTCAACAACTTCCGTAAACTTTTCAAGGTTTGCACTTCTGAACGATGCATATCTTTCCTTTACAACGTAAGGGTCGAAATATAATCGTCCGCATACATCTCCGGCAGAAAGACCCGAGATTTTGGGGAATTTCGCATTACATACGAATAATTTGTGCTTTCCCTCGGCAACGTCAAAAGTTTTCACGATTTTCATCAAATCTTTATCCTTTGGTTCATACAGAGAGCTTACTTCTGATATTGCGTTTGGAGATACCATATCGTAAAGATAATTCAACGCACTTACCACAGAGGGCGCAACAAACTCAAGATTGTCTAAAGCACCTATACTTCGATTGATATCGACAACGCTTTGCAAAAACGCTTCTTTAAGCGCAATTATTTTTTGACACAGGTCTGAACCTGAAATATCAACCTCAGAAATATCCCCGATGTCATTTATCAATACTTCAATGGCATTTTCAAGCTCCTCTGCCGTCTGGGTATTCTGTGTTGATTCCTGCTTTAACACTTTGCTTTCTGCAATAAGGCTGTTCAAGCGGGGAATAACAACCTCTCTGCATAATCTGTCAAACATTTTTTTGTTTTCTTCAGGTGGTCCTGCAAGTACCGTAGGGGCGGCACATACACCTTTTTCATTTATTTCTTCTTCGCTTATAATTTTTATTTCTTCAATCATTTTTTCTCCTTTTCTGAATTCAACGGATGTAGTTGTTTTTCTGAACGTATTCCGTGCCGAATGCAATCAGAACAAAAGGCTCTGCTTCATCGTTCATCAGTCTGAAGCTTACCGAATCCGTATTCCTTATTCTCACCTTTCCACAAAGAGTTACCTCGCTTCTGTTGGAAGAAAAGCTCATGCTTTCAAAATTCACAAGGGAAAAATCCAGATATTTTCCTCTGCCCATACTGTCATAAACGGGTCTTTCATGCCATACTCCGTCGGTTTTGGCGTATATTTTTATTCCCGTATTAAGATGCGCTCCTATTTTTGCAGAAGCGGAAACGAAAGTCTTTTTTTTGAAAAAAGCTCTTCCCGTTATTTGCGCAGTATCAAAAAAGCACACAACCTTTTCTCCGTCGTCTGTATACGAACCGCTCATAGAACGATCCGTAAAAAAGCGGAAAACCTTTCCGTCTGCGCTTCCGAAATAAAGCCTTTCTCCGTCAGTCCAGATTACCCTTGCAGGAATATTTTCCCAATAGTAACATTCGTATTGAAATGAGCAAAGAGGCGTTCCCTCAAAATAGCTTTTATGGCTTCCGTCGAGGATAAAAGCCTTTTCCCCTGCAACAACAAAGAAGAAATCGCCGAAAACAACAGCGTGAGCATTTTCCAATTCTTCCTCACCGAGCTTTTCAAAAGCGTCTCCAAGATATGCGCTTCTGAGTTGACAAACCTTCTCTGACGTAACGTCTGAAACCGTAATTCCGTAAACTCCTTTTTTACTTAAGTACAAAGCCTCACCGTTAAGCGGTATAGCCGTAAAAGACGAAGCCAATGAAGGAGCGTAAAACTCATCCGTAATAACGAATATTTCCCTGCCGTCCTTTGATTCTGCACCGTCACGTTTTATGATACGGCTTTTGCCAATGGAAAAATCCGCCTCAAAATGAGTGTAAAGAGAACCGTTTGCAACTGAATATCCGCTTATGTTTTCATCTGAAAGCTTTGAATAATTCATATGTGGAAAATATGAAAAGTCACCGGATTCACTAAAAAAATCCATTCCTTTATGGTTATTGTTTCCACCGATGAAAAGTCTGTCATTCTTTCCACTCGAACCGTATACAACTCCTACAGTACAACCGTAAAGCATTTCTTTGTTTCCCTCGTCCTTTTTTGCGGTTATAACAACGTTATCCATACCTACGACAGAATATTTTTCCGGTGCTGTTTTAAAGGTTACAGTTCCGTCTGATGCTGATACGGAATACTTGTCCTTTTCTAAAATTTGAAAGTCTCCATTTTCGTCCCTTATTTCAACGCTTATAACTGCAGAAACGTTGTTTTTTTCCAATTTGTAAACTGTGCTTTCACCGTCAGCGAGAAATTGCTCACGCCAAGTGTCAGAAAGAAGATTGTAGTCCTCATATAAAGTTCCGCCCCCTGCGGGAGCTTTAGAAACTATTACTGTAGGAACGTATGCAACGCTCTCCAGTGTTTTACATTCACCTTCAACGCCAACAAAATATATTCCGCCTTTGGAAATTATATAAAGATTATCAGAGGTTGGGATAAAAACGCTTTTTTCATCTTCAAGACCTTCGTATATAAGATTTTTTTCTCCTTCATCAGAAACAGAAAAAAGCCTTTTTCCAGAATGTATATAATGCATTCCGCCGAAATAGCAAGCCCCGTTTATTCTGCCGTCAAAGCATTCTTGAGAAATTCTTTCATACCCCATTCTTTTTCTCACAGAACCGCTTTTATCCCTTATCATATTTACGCATAAAGGAGAACGGTTCTTATCTACGTTTTCAGGGGAATTCCAAAGGTCAATACCGCCAAAATTCGTAACCGTCACGGTGCTTACGGAATTTGACGGTGGTAAATTAAATTTCAATATTAACCTCCCTCTGCGGAGAGCCTTTAAGACCCTCCGCATTTTTTTAGTATATTTTTTATATCCAACCCGTAACGGACGTGAACTTTTCTTTGTTTTTTCTGTCACGGATTGTCATAGCGGATAGTCTCGCAAGCCCCGTCTCAAATTCGTTGCGAAGCTGAACCGCTTGTCTCATATCATCATCCTTGAAAATCTGAGAAGCCATATAGAGAGGAAGCAAGGAAGCTGCCATTGGCAAAAGCCTTATTTCCTCCTCGTCGGGAGTAGACAGCGTTATAATCTGCGGAAGCGGATTGTAATAAACCGTAATTTCTCCTTCAAGCCACGCAGGCAAAACGAGGACGGAAGCCGCTTCCGTAACGTATCCATAAATTCTTTGTCTGACGCCTTCGGTTTCAATATATATCTCATCCGTAAAGGAACGGAAATCCTCGGTGTATTTATTCATATCAAACCTTGAATAATTGCCGTCACTCCTCTTTTTCTCAAACCTCAGGGTTTTAACTCCAATCCCACCTGCATGGGCGAGGAGATAGATCCCCTCGTTTGCCGCAGCAGGCATATATCCGACGTAAGACTCTTTGGCGTCGCTTATAACCACTGTTCCGTCCTCAGTAGCGAAAAGCCGTTGCAAAGTCGCTCTTTTAATGTCCTTCCAGATCATCAGATAAGCTCGTCTGCTCCATCAACACCGCCGACTGCCATAGCTCTCCAGTCGTTGAAGCCGCACATAAAGCGGGCGTACCCCTTCCAGATGTTGTTGTCGTTGTTATCGTCAACAGCAGAGCGAACCTCAAGAGGAACTCTGTCGATCCATACAGCACCACCGTTTTGCTGGTTATAGGAGCTGTCAAGGATTATGTAAGGCATATTGTTTGCGGAAGTGTTGATAAACTGATTGAGATAGGGCCAGATAATAACGTTCCACATACCGAACTGATAGTTGAAGTTATTATTTGCGCTTCCGGGTTCACGTTCAGAGCCTATTACGCTGAATACGGTATCGATAAGCTCTGCGTTATAAGGAATAACAATAGTATCAGGGGCAATATTGAGAATGTTTCCGTTATCGTCCTTGAAAAGACTCATTTTTTCAACGATTCTTCCAAGGTTGGATTTAGAAAAGAGGTTTGAGAAACGGTTTGACTGAATATTGCCGTTTACCTTTGAGGGATGAGCGTTATGGAAGAAGGAAAGTCCGTCTGCACCGCTTACGGAATAGGACTTGCCCCCCAGTGCAACGTCAGTTCCGTTAATAGCGCCTGCAAGCATTCTTGCACCGAAACGTTCACGTGTACGGTAGTAGCTGTCTGTGAAAGCGACGGGTTTATGCTTAAGGTCAAGAAGCTTTGAATCCTCTATCATCTCACGGGTGATAACGAATTCGCTTTTCCATGTTTCAGGCTCGATAACCTTTGAATATCCTTCTTGCATATCTGCTTTAGGGTATGCACCGCCTTCACCAACGGGGAGGAATTCATCCATGCTTGTAACTGATGTTATTTTCTCCGCAAAGTTTTTGGAGTTTTCCACCATATAAATATTTTTTATCTGGCTTTTTTCTTCCCAGGCTTCTGCTTTCTTTTCGATATTGAAAAGAATGGGTTCCTGAGATTTGCCGAAAATGCTGTTGTTAAGATTTGAAGATTTAGAAAATGTAAGTCCTGCCATATTTTTTCTCCTTTTTATTTATAAATTAAAATTTTACCGTAACCTTGTCGGTATCCGTATCAACGATTTCTGCAACACCTGAAGCGGTTGTTGCGGTAACGCCCAAAGCGTCTGCGGAAAGTGTTACCTTATCTCCCGCCTTCAATGCGGAAGCATCCTCGGAAATTGGAGCTGTGAAAAGATAAAAATCCATAATTCTGAAAGCGGGAACTTTAGTTTCGTCATCTTTGCAGATAACGTCGCCAAGACAGATAAATTCAGGCTTGGTTGTGCCCTGACATTTTGTAAGTTTACCCTCTGACAAGGTGAGAGCCTCACCGTAAAGAAAGGTTTCTCCTTTTTTTCCTTCTGCATATTCTATTGAAGGCGTTGTGTTTGCGAGTGAGCATTTAAGTTTGAATGACATATTATTTCTCCTTTTTATTTGTTATGCTTTAGCCAATTGAAAACCGCACAAAAACGAATTTTTTATTTTATCAGCTTTTGCAATCGGCTATGTTTTTTTATTTGTTATGTTGTTTGTAATGTTTTTTTATTTCTCCGTCTGTAATCCCTGGATATAAGGATTTATACAGAGAATAGGTTTCTGCGGGAACGTCAATTGCGGCTTCACCGCCACCGGTCCCTGCCCCCGTAAGATGTTTTTTTGCTCCCATTCTTGCAAGAGCTGAACGAACAGCGGCAGTTTTAATCCTTTGAGAAAGCTTTTTTTGGTTTGTTATGATAAACGCATCTGTGAGAGAATAACCACGTCTTACCCTGTCGGCAAATTCATCTGCGTTTTCCATAAGCATAAGGTCGTCGAAGCTCTTCACGGAAGGGTCAATTGCGTTTATTTTTCTGAATTCCGCTTCTATAGCCCTTCTTTTCGCTTCTCCTTCATGGCGGAGCTTGAGCCTTTCGGGACTTACAAATTCTTCTCCGCTCTGAACAACGTTTTCCGTTTCGGAATGTTGCTCATTTTCTTCCGTGTTCAAGGTCATTTCTTCTTTTTCGGTTTGATTTTCCATGTTTTGTGAACATCTCCTTTTTAGTTTGCTTATTTGTTTTTGGTTATCTTTGAACCCTTGGGAGCTTTCTGCTTGTAGATGGCTTCTACGTACTGAGAGCTTTTGTTTGTTATTTTGCCCGAATAAGTTTTGCTCATTTTCACACCTCCTTTCTTATGCCCCGTATTCCGAAGACGTTAGCTTCTGTTCTTCGCTTTGTTCCATAAGCTGTGCTTTTATCTCTGCAGCTCCGGGATAATGAAAGCGTTCCATAATATTCCAGAACAAAACGAGAGTTGAAACAGAAGTAGGGTCACCAAACGTACCTGAAGCAAGATTATTTCTTGTTTCAGCCCACATTTTTTCTCTATCCTTGCCCAGCGACGAGGAATCGTCGCAGGAAAAGATGAAATCATCATTCCAATAAAGCTCTCCGTATTCATCCTCGCAGAGAAAATCGTATCTGTTGAAATGACCGTACACTCGGTTTCCCTTGCCGTCCATACTTACCAAGGTTCTCGGTTCGTCGGCATACGCAAGCATAAATTTAAAAATCGTTTCATAAAGCTTTGCATAAGCCGCATTTTTCATTACGCGCTTGCTTTCAAGTCTGCCTGCGCTCTGCGCAGCCGCAAATTCCTTTGCAATTCCCGACGTGGCAGTACTGTCACTTCTTCCCTGAAAGCTGTCTGTAATTCCAAGAATCTCTCTTGCCTCGTTATAAACGTGCTGCATATAAGTAAGGTCGCCTGAAATATCAGCCTGAATATTGAACACCTGCATCATATTCATTTTATCGGGGCTTTCTATTCTCATAATTTTGAATTCCTCATCCGTCGTTTCCACGTCAACGTCTATAGGCAACGTTAAAACAGAACCACCCTTCAAAAGCTTTTCTTTGATTTTGGTAGAAAGCATTTTTATTGTGTTTTGCTGATCGGAAATCACGTCAACGTCGCTTTCTCCAAGAAGCTGACCGAAAACGGAAACGTTCTTTCTCAAAATCAAAGGATAAACGTTTGGTTTATAATAAGGAACTCTCCTCATTTCGCCGACGGGCTGGAAAAGCGGGTCTACGTATGGATTTTCCGCCATCTCCTCCATAGGCTCGTCATCAAGCAGATAACCGTCCTCATCCTTTTCCACAGGAATACATGAAATAACTCTCCCGTCTGTACAGACTATATCCTCAAAAAGCTCCTCGGAATCTTCTTTTTCGAGAATGAATTTTTCACCTCCGCAAAGGGTACATACGTCCTTACCGATTTCTCCGCATTTAACGCAACGGGAAACGTATCTTGATTGATAATCGTTAAGGTATTCAAGAAGCGTATCTCCTGTGAAAACGATTCTTCCGATGCTTCCCTCTCCATTTTTGAAAAAGCCCGTAACAACTGTTACAAGGTCATCTGCGGCAGAAATATCTGTGACGCCTCTTATATCCGGGATAGCTTCTGCATCCTCCGTTTCAAAACCGTATCGTTTTTTGAGATAACCCCTTGTTCTTGCGGATTCTATGAATATGTAATCCATATTATCCGTAGAGCCGTATATTCCGTCTTGCGGAATTACTTGCTTGGGATGCTCAACGGAAACGGCTATTTCCCCAGATGCTCCCTTTTTTCTCACAGTATCATCCCACTCACAGAGAAAATAGCTTCCCCCTTGTATATAAGCCGTTCTTTCCTGCAAGTCGTTGAGCTGTTCAAAGGGTAATACGTCAAGAATATTTTTCAGCATATCCTCAATTTCTTCTGCAAGCCATTCGTCTTCTTTTCGTTTTGCAGTAACCTTGGGAGCAGGAATGGATGAATCTATTTCAGATTCAATGTTTTCAAAAACTATATTTCTGACGTGGGTTGCGCTCTTTTCCGCCTCCTCACCGGACGGGGAAAATAAAGTTTTTGTTCCTCTGTAAAGAAGCTCTCTGTTATCCATCAGCTTTCTTTGAGCTTCAAATGCGTTTTTGCTATTTAAATATTTTTCTTTAAAGTATTCAAATTCTTTTTTTCTGTCAGTTCTTTTCTTGTTTTTTGTCATACGTTCTCCTGTTTTCTTATTTGTTTGAAGGCTTCCCCCATTTGTTCAGCAGATATTTCCTTTCCTCACGGTTTGCCGCTTTGTAATCCTCCAACATATCCTTTGTCCATTTGTTAGTGGGAAGCTCCTCTGTCATGCTCTGACTCCCACGTATCGTGAAGGCTATTCCCAAAGCCATCACCAGATCATCATGAGCGCCCCCCGCCGCTTCGGGACGCCTTGACTCATTATAAACAAAGGTCAGCATTTCACCCGCAGTTGCTCTGTCCGTCACGTTTTCGGGCGCATCTCTCACAGCGGAAACGAGGGATGCAATAAGAAGGGGTCTTGTCTTTGAATTAGTCACAAATCCATAGCTTTTTTTCACAGAATGAGTATAGTTATCAACGCTTTCTCTCACATATTGCTTTGGATATCCAAGACGTTCAAGCTCTCTGACGGGGTACGTGGAAAAATTTGTTTCTATGCCTATGAGAGCTTTGTTATAATACATTCCGAGGCAATACATCTGACGGGCATACATATCCTCATCGTATTTATGACAAAGCACAGCAACCTGCTTTCCCGTAACGTTATCGATAACCTGACCTGCAAATCTGTCGCTTCCGTTTCCCGAAGTATCACCGCCTATAACGTAAGGGACACCTTTTTTGGGATGCTCGTATATTTTTATTTCTCCCGAATTTTCTTTTGAAAAATGAAAATCAGTAATTTTCATCCCATCGTATGAATATTCAAACCTACCCACGTCCAACGGCTCTTTCATACGCGATATGTTTTTCAAAAGCTCTTCCTTATCAAAAACACATTCGCCCGTCATAATAAAGGCTTCTTCAGGGGTGGACGGGTATTCTTCCCTGAATTTTCTCACGTCTCCGCCACAGTTGTTTTTTATGCACCATCTGCGCCAGGCTATTTGTTCATCATCAAGACAAAAGGCTTTTTTCAGCTCTTTTTCTTCTTCCGTCAGAATAATATCCGAAGCTTTCATTCTGTATTCCTTCATTTCAAACCAAGGAAAAAACAAAGGCACGAAATCGCTCTCCCCGCTTACCGCACTATCCCATAACCGTTTGAAATCGTCATACCCGTTTGCCGTACTTTCGATTATAACCATTGTCCCCTTAAGGTTTGGAACTGCCTGCATAAGACCTGTAAGTGTGCTTCTTTTATCCCCCTCCCAGAATGCGTATTCGGAAATATGAAGATTGGTCAACGTATCACTTCGTCCGACTCCCGAAGCATTTGCCGTAGTGCATTTTATTTTTGAACGAAGCCCTGGAAGAATTTTCTTTTCGTTCTGATTTTTCGTGGGATTTTCGAATATAAGCTCCTTTGCGTTTGACGCCTTCAACAAAGGCTTCATTATTGGCGGAAGCTCATCGTAGAAAAGCTTTGACATATTGAAAAGGTTTGACGTACTTTCCCCCGTATGAGCAGTTATCTGGCTGTTGACGTTTTCACGGGTAACGGTGCTGTGAAATATCAACGCCTCCGTTGCTGTGGAAAATCCCATCTGTCTCGCTTTCAGTATGATTATTCTGACAGGCTTCCCTGCCTCATGCTCCCTTTTCACTGTTTCATAAAGCTTTTTCTGGGATTGGTTCAGCTTCAGATTTTTTATTTTATTGTCCTTTGTCTTGATTTTAAGGAAACGCTCTATGTACTGACCTGCGTTTTTAGGGTTAAATTTTTTACTAAGGCTCAT